CATCATCAACCGATAAAAGCATTCCACCAGTTCTTATAAGTAATGCTGTAAGTCCTAGTGATAAAGGTCTTATGACTGCTTGTGGTGAGGTAAATGTTATAGTAAGACCTAAAGCACATTATACAATTAATCCTACAACTTTTTTAAGCGGTGCTAGTGGAAAATTATTTCAATTGAAAAATGGTTCTAGTGTTGTTTTTGATAATTTAGCATTTCAATCTTATACTGGTTCTAATGATTTTGATATTAGAGCACACGATGGGACTAATAATTTATATCTTAAATTTATTACAGCACAAAGTGGTAATTCTACACCTACTTCAAATATGTCCCATTATACTATTACAAATTTAGATACACCATATCTACCTTTCGGTCATTTTCTAATTGCTAATGATAGTGATGCTCCTATATCATCTACACTAGCAAATAACCAGTATGTTTTTCAATTACCAAATGTAATAAAAGGAAGCATAACTGGTTGGATAAATTATTTATCTAATGCTGGAAGTACATTTAGTTTTGTAGGAAAAGATACAGCAAGTCAGTCATATATTCAATCATCTTTAACAATTTCTAATTTACCTTTTTATGGTAGTGTTGCTGTAGGTGTTTCAAGAGGAGAAGCAGTATTACAAGGCGTAAATCAAGTCCAAACTGGTCTTAATTCAAGACATTCAAAAGTAAATATTACAAATACTCCTAATACTGGAAGTAATATTTTTACAGATAATAATATACCTATTGATTATTTATTACAACTTATACCCGATAAATATGGCGTAGATATGTATGTTAATACTGCTTTTGGTGTTCAACAAGAAAATAAAGTATGTGGTGAAGATGGTTGGCTAGTTATGAGTAATTCAGCACAAACAGATGCTAATAAAATAAAAACAATTCTTCCTAATTTACAAATGGGTCAAGATAATATTTTATTAACAATAAAAACTTATAATAATAACTGCGTAGCGATGTATTTATCTCATGATTTTAATGGTGATTTAGATTTTAATAATCCAATAAGTAATGGATTAACACATATAGCAGATACTAAAAGCGGTCTAACTGATAATAATTTAGGTATGGGATTATGTGAAATGTCTGCTCCATTTATGCCTATGGTTTTTACTTCAAGTGATTATATTTATGATATTGATAGTCATTATGTATTTGGAACATATTCTAATAAAAGTGCTTCTACTAATAATCTAGCAAAATTAAATAATTACATGACTACAAAATGGGGAAATTCTCAACAAATACCTCCAAGGCAAACTAAAATAAATATAAGTGATATTTGTGTAGATTATAATTTAGTTGATGAAGTAAGAAGTTTTAATCCTAATGGTTTTGGAGGGCAAACAACAGAAAAAACTTTTACATTACCAAAAGGTTCAGTAGGAAGTGAAGGAACAAGTGGAAATAACATAATAGCGGTTAGAACTAATTATTTTGAAAATAATAGTGAAGAAAGTGATATATTAACAACAGAATTAGAAATGAATTATTTACCAGCACAAAGAACATTTTTAGGAAACTTTCTAGGATTTGATACACTATTATCTCAATTAAGAGATGATAGAGATATATTTGAAAGATTTAGTGATAATCCTCCTAATTATAATAATAGTGAAAATTATATAGTTAATTTATCATTAGGTAATATAGTAGGTAATAATTCAGCAACTACTAGAACTTCTAAAATGGTTGCTGTTATTCCAGATAGTAATTTAACATCAAGTAGCGTTTATACTGATAGAAGGTCATATAGAGCATCATATCCATTACCCGTCGATATAAATAATCCAACTGAACAAAATATAAATAATTTTAATATATCAATCACTAATGATAATGGATTACCTAGTAGAAGTTTAAAACACCCAAGTAGTTTTTTGTTTAGAATTACAAAATAAAATAACAAATATTTTTTTCTTATTATAGATAAAGATATAATGGATAAATTACCAGCAATAAGTGATGATGAAGAAGAAGAACCTAAAATATTTAAGAATGAAGAACCTATAATAGAAGAAGAACCGAAAGTAGAAGAAAATCCTTTTATTGAAATACCAGTAATGGAGGATAAACCTAAAAAAAAGAAAAAGAAATCAAAAAAAATAGTTAAAGAAATAATAGAAGATAATGAATTAATTGAACCACAATTACATAAAGAAGAACATTTAACAGAACAAGAAAAAACTAGAAACTTAATAAAAGAAACAATAAAGAATGAACTAAATGAAGTAAAACAAATTAAAAAACCTAAAACTAAAAAACCATTAACAGAAAAACAAAAAGCACATTTAGAAAACATGAGAAATAAAGCAAAAGAAAAAAGAGATGAGAAGAAAAGAATAAAAGAATTAGAAGAAAAATTAAAAATTAAAGATGATATAAATAAAGAAAAAGTAGATACATATATAAAAAATAAAATAGAAGAAGAAAGAAAGAAAATAATACCACCTACACCTAAAATAATACCAAAAGAAGAACCGAAAGTAAAACCACCACCGATTATAAAACCACCACAATCACCTAAACCTAGAAAAAAATTTATTACATCTAATTTAGGAAGAAAAAAAAGAAATAATCAATATGATAATCTATTTAGATTTTAAACATTTAATTTTTTATATTTTTATATTTTTTAATATAAATATGAAAAAAATAAAAATATATCCTATAAAAGAATTTGAAGATGAATGTAAATTACCAAGACCAATAAATAATATTCTTATGGATTGTAAAGGCGATGTAGGTCTTTTTGTAGGAAAAATTTGCTCGGGTAAAAGTGTATTATTACAAAATATTTTACTAAGAGACGAGTTATTACGAGGAATTCACGAAAGTATTTATTTAATCAGTAATACTGCGGGTTGTGATGATAGTTCTCGATTTTTAGTAGCAGAAGATAATTGTAGAGTTTATGAAAAATATAGTGATAAATTAATTAGAGATATAGTTGATGCTAAAAAAGAATTAAAAAAAAAAGATATGAAATGGGATATAATTGTAGCAGATGATATTTTGGGGTCTTGTAAAACTAACCCGCCTTGTGAATTGTTTCAACTTACTACTAGATTACGCCATTATGCTTTTAATATGATTATTTTAACTCAAAAAATGAAATGCGTCAGTCCCGTAGTTAGAACGAACACGACATATTTGGTAGTGTTTTGGAATTTGTATGGTAAAGAACTAGACCAAATTGGAGAGGAATGGGGAAATTTTTGTGGAGATAGAGGATTTGTAGATTTATATAAAAAGCATATACAGAAATCAAAATATTCATTTATGTATATAAATTTTAAGAAGGGGATAGTAATGAAAAATTTTGATAAAATTTTATATAGTATTGATAATGGATATGAAGATAGTGATAGTGAAGAAAGTGATAGTGAAGAAAGTGATTAGTTATTAATTGAAAAATTTGTTTTTTAATTTATTTTTTTAATTTTTTTATTTATAAATAATAAAATGGAAAATTCTGTATTAGGACAACAAATAAGTCAGCGTGGATTTGATACTTCTAGAATTAATTCTCTTATGAATACTGCTAATAGTGATTATTTTAGTGATTGGAAAGGAAAAGCAAATAATTTATATCAACAACAATTAACTAAATATAGTTCTAAACTTCAAGAAGAAGTAGCAAAAAAAATAGGAGATGAAGGGCAAGCAGTAGCACTTTTATCAACAGCACCCGAGATTTATAAAGGGGGTGTAGCATCATATAAAATAGCACCAAAATTCGTAAAAAAAACATTTGATTTTGTAGGTAGAAATGTAGGTCTTAAAAATCCTAATGAAAAAAATATAAAAAGTAATGCTAATGATATGAAATCAACATTAAGAAATCCAACACCTCAAAATGAAGAATATGAAGAAACTGAAATGAAAGACATGAGTTCATCAACTCCAGTAAAAACACAAGAAAATATAATGGAACAAGACCCCGAGAGTTTATTATCTTCTAGCAGACCTACAGAAACTACTAATGTTTATGATTTAGCAAATGAACCAATAGAAAAAAATTTACCAGTAAATAATATACAAAGTGAAGAAAATGCTGAAAGTTTAACTGATACAGCAAAATCTATAGGTAAAGATATAGCAAAAAAAGAATTAGATGATTTACCCGAAGAAGAGGCATTAGATGATACGGGAATTGGAGCACCTATTGGTGGAGCATTAGCAGTAGGATTAGCAGTAGGTGAAGGTATAAAAGATTTAGTAGAAAAACATAAAGACCCAAAAGCACCAAGCACTCCAGCAGTTCCTCCACCTATGACTAATAGATATTCATTATCAACATCAATATTACCTAATACTAGTAATTTATCTACAACTCCATCTGTAATGACTTTTTAATGTTTTTTATTAGAATTGTATTTTTTATTTAATTTTTAAAAATTTATTTTCTCATTATATTATAAAAATGTCTTATCAAGTAAATACTGATGATGTATTCGTTCCTTCTAAATCTGTTGAAGTTTTTCCCTTATCTCGTCAAGATGTTAGACCAAATGGTGATGGTATTAGTCAAGTCCAAATAAATCTACTACCTTCTTTAGGATTTGTTAATCCCGATGTTAAACTTCGTTATAAATGTAAATTTGATGGTAGGGGGCAACCACACCCTTCTAGCGATTGTGGTGTAAATGCTTTTTGGAGACATCAACGAATTATTACAGCAGATGGTCTTAATATTTTAAGTGAAACTGATGAACAATCTTCATTAGTAGCTATGGGTTGGAGTTATAGTGAAAACGATGGTGAAATCCATAATAGATGTTTAAATGAAGGATTAGTAAAAACTACTAATAATAGAAATATTCTATTTTGGGAACCTAAAAAAACACCTACAGAAGGTATTGTAGATGTTCCAGTTGCTAAAACAATTCAAATAAATCAACCCATATATAGTGGTGTTTTTGATAAACAAATTGTCCCCGTTAATAGTATGGGAGGGTTAAATGTAATTCTACAAACAAATAATACCATGAAATCAGTTCAAACTACACCAGCAGATTTTGAAAATGCCGTAGAAGTTCAAACTACAAAAGTAAAAGGTGCTTTTAATAACCCTTCTACTGCTACGAATGTAGTAGTAAAAGTTAAAGGTGCTGTTGGTAATCCTAATACTAATGTTTTTGAAATTGGAGATAAGGTATATGCTACAGATACTACTGAAGCGAATGCTTTTGAAGTAGGAGTTGTTGTTTCTGTAGGCGTTGATGGTAGTAATGTTGCTCTTACTATTAATGGTTTTAATGCCGCTAATACAGATTTAACAGCAGACCTTACTGCTGATACTACTAAATTATTTGTAAAATCAAGCGATAGATGGACTGGTTATTCTACTGGTGCTAATGTTCCTAATACCACAGATGCTCTTAAAAAGGCAATATCTCAAGCAAGTAAAAAAATTAGTTGGACTTTAAGTGATATTAAGATGTCTGTAGAAATGGTCATTCCGCCAAAAAGTTATATTAATGATATGGAAAAAAAGATGAGAAGTGATGGTGGATATAAGTTTAATTTTAAGCATTCTGTATTGAAACGCGTTAATATTCAAGGTATTAATGGTCTATTAAGTGCTAATATAAATGTAGGAAATGAGGGTAAAAGGTGTTATGCTATTAATGTTATGCCTTTAAAAAATAATGATGTATATAATTCACATAATCTAGTAGCAAACGGCAGCGACCACGCTGAGGAGTATCAATTTTTGATTGGAAATCAAAACATACCCGACCAGCGTTGCGATTTAAGAAAATTATCATTAACTCCTCCAAAAATTAACCAACTCGCACTCCAAGAAACAAGAAAAAGTTTGATTAATAGTTCTATTATGGTGCGTAATTTACAAAATCCACAGAAAAATTTCGTTATTGGGCGCGCTGTAAGTGAATATGGTCATACCTCTAATATTACTGGTAGTGATTTAGCATTACGGGTTATGTATTCACCAAAAGCAACTCTACAAAAAGTATTTTTATGTTTCATTTGTTCTCAAAGAACATTAGTTATTAGAGATACTGATATGATGGTAGTAGATTAAATTATAAAGTTTTTAGTATTAAAAAAAAATTATTTTTATTTAAATTATTTAATTTATTAAAAAAAATATATTATATAATATAAAATAAAATGGATTTAATGGAAAATGTAGTAAGAACTAGAAAAAATCATATTGTTCCTATCAATCAACCTCTAGCGGGTTCATATTCTTTTAAAGAAGGTTCATCTTTAATAAACTTTATGCTTCCAGCATCACCTCAAGCATTACTTACAAATACATTAAAGATGAATTTCAAATTAAGATGTAATCAACCTACTAGCACTTTTCAAACACCAGTATTAGTAAATAATAATACTAATAAGGGTGGAACTGAATTTCAAGGTCTTTTAGATGAAAGAAATGGTGTAAATTCTATTATTGATACTCTAACATGGTCTAGTGGAACTACTAACTCTACATTAGAAAATATTAGAGCATACGGCAGATTAACCGCAACTACAAATGGATTTCATAACTCACAAAGCGATTTAGATGGTAGAACTCAAGGAGAAAATACAGCGTGTGCTTCTAGAAGTAATATTAGTGGTAATATGGTAAATTGTGAAAATTTTTATTCTATTCCTTTGAAATGTGGATTATTAGAAGGAGCAGAAGATGGAATTATTTTAATGGGAAGAGCGGGGGTTAATGGTCTTAATCTCACTATTCAATTACAAAATGATATGATGGTATTTAAATCAAATGAAGCAAATGCTACTGATATATTTTATAGTATTAACGATGTTTTTATTACTTACGATACTTTAGAATTCACAAGTGAGATTACAGAAGAACTTAATAAAAATGATGCGGGAGAAATGAATTATGCTAGTTATTCTTACATCTATTCAGTCATTAATTCTAGTGATGACCAGTTAAATTTAAATCTCGGCGTAAAATCGGCACTATCAATATTTTCTACTTTTGTTCCAACAAGTCATTTAAATAATGTGTCCGTAAATTCTTTTTCAACTGGAAATCTAAAAAATGCCGTAAATGGTGTATATACTGATGATGCTATTTTATCTCGTGTATCTTTCATTCGTAATGGGGAACTATCTCCATTAGACCATTTTAACGATGTTGATACTTCTTCAAAAGAAAATACACCAAGACCCGTATTAATTGAAACTTCAAAACAAGCATTAGATGTAGAAAATTCTACTAGAACTTTAATATCTCCAGCAACACAAAATGGATTATTAACAAAAACTAATATTAATGGTGATGAAGTATCAAGTTTAAATACCGCAGTTTCAGTTGAAACTCAAAGTAATCCATTAGTAGTTTTAGGTGTAAATTTTGATAATATTAGTAATCAAGGTAGAGATTTTAGTGGAAATAATTTATACGGATTGAGGACAGAGAGTTCCTTAAATGGTAATTCTCCTAATAGTATCACAACTTTTGTAAGAAGTAAAAATACCCTAATGTATGATAATGGTGCTATTTCTGTTATGTCTTAAAAATCTGATTTTTAATTATTTAATTTAATTTTTTTTTTTTTATATTATTATATATTAAAATATAAAATGAATAATCTTCCTAATATGCTGAAACCAGTCCCTACTAACAATCCAACAGATATTAAAATATTTACTAGCATTTTATCTGCGGAAACCAGTTCCCAGCAAAAAGCAACTTTCGTATTTAGAAAACAAGGTCTATTATCTCCTAAATCTAGATTAGTATTTTCTATTGGTGTTAATGACCAAACTACTAGTGATAATAATGCTGCCTTTTTACCATTAAATATAGGGTGTGTTGCTGCTATAGATAGAGCCCGACTTTTATGCGGAACTCGAGTTTTAGCAGAAAGTCAATCATTCAATTATTATAATTCTATTAGAAATTCAGTTCATACAGCAGAAGAAAAAAAGAATATGGATATGGTTTTATCGGGAAGCGTAGATGTAATCGGTTGTAGTCCCGCAACAGATGGTAAATATGCTGTTGATTGCGGTGCTGGAATTTATACTAGTGCTACAAGTGGTAAAGTAGCAGACCAATATAAACTTAAAAAAAATCCATTAGAAACTCCAGAATGGTCTATATCTCTAGAAACTCTTTTCCCTATGCTTCGTTCAGTTTTAATTCCTCTTCAATTTTTAGAAATTCCTATTTCAGTAGAAGTTGAATTTACACAACAAGGAGTAGGTGAGGTTGGAAAAGTTTGCTGTTTTAATGGAACACCTCCAGTAGATACTTCTACCTTTTATGATTTAAATACTTTAGCACTTCATACTGATTATATTATGTATGATGATGAATATATGGAAAATACTAGAAATGATATATATGGTAGTGGATTAACTTTTAGATATGGTGATTTAAAAACAACTACTACTAATATAACTGGTAAAGATGGTGCTCTTATTACTACTGGAATAACAGAGGAGCAACACGATGTAAGAGAGATTATGAGTGCTGGTTTAGTATGTAGAAATGTATTAATTCATGAACAAAAAGATACTCAAGAAGTATCATCTATTACTATGACTAATCAAGGTTCGGGTTATAATAGCGTTCCTACATTAGCAATTTCGGGAGGTGGTGGTAAAAATGCTGTAATTTCTGTTGTTCTAAATACAGATGTAAAAGGTGCTGCTTTAATAACTCCAGTAGTTTCTGCTGGAGGTTCGGGATATACTACTATTCCATCTGTATCTGTTAGTGCTCCTACTGGTAATAATCCAGTTCAAGCAGTAATAACTGCTACCATAAATGCGGGTGCTGTTAATGGTCTAGTATTAAATGATGCTGGTAATGGATATTTAACACCACCAACAATCACAATCACTGGTGGTGGTGGAACTGGTGCTACTGGAACTATTTCTCTAGTTGCTGGTGGAGGTCAAATTGAAAAAATTACTATTGTTTCAAAAGGAACTGGATATACATCATCTCCTACTATTGTTATTAGTGGAGGAGGTGGAACTGGTGCTACTGCTAGTGCTTCATTACAACCAAAAACTAATGAACTACTAGGGCATTATGCTGGTAATTGTCCTACTCACCCTAGTAAGATTAATTTTAGATATAATGATAGTGTAGTATATAGTAGAAGATTAGAAAATACATCTCTTAAAAGGAATGAACTTCAAAATATTTTAACTTATTCTATGAGTTGTCCAAGTGTAATTTATTCTAATGATTGTGAAAATGATTTCTTAACAAATAAAGATGGAGGACAAAATCCATTATTAGATAATACATGTTTATTTGAAGGTCATTCTCCAGTTGTATTATCGGGGACAAAACATTACACGGGTCTTCAATTAAGAAAATCATTAGCAACTGATGAAAATGGTGCTCCCTCTGGTGAAGGCACATTAATTTCAAATACTAATGTTCGTTATGAGCGTGATAGTGTATTTTCTACTAATGATTTTGAAAAAAGAACTATTAGATTTTTTACTGAATATGAAAGAGATTGTGTTTTAAAAGATGGTGAAATTATAGTATCTTCTTAATTGGATAAATTTGGTATTGATTTTTTGGTTTTTAGTATTAAAATTTTTTTTACATATAAATACTTATATTTTTAAAATCAATTGGAAAAACAAAAAAGTCAATTGAGAACAATACCAAAATTATTTTAACAAATTTTTTATTTATTTTTAAAAATTATTTTATTTATTAAATATAAAAAGATTATATTTTACAGAATGGCGAAATTATAGTATCTTCTTAATTGGATAAATTTGGTATTGATTTTTTGGTTTTTAGTATTAAAATTTTTTTTACATATAAATACTTATATTTTTAAAATCA